TTCAAGGTGAAAGCTGGGTATATTATGCCGATGTCCTGGCAATACTTCGAGCACAAGTAGGAGAAAATGAACATACTCGGGTAAGTAAGGAAATCGGATGGACCCCAAAGTGATATCTACCCCCGGCTTACCCGGTTATTAAGTGGTCTTAATTTTGGGGTTCGGGGGGTGTACCCCATTGGATTGGAATAAGGACCCTGGAACAGGGGCTATACAGGCAATATATTGGCCGAGTCTCCCCGTAGGGTATAGCCTGATGTGGGTTTTCTAGAGGAAGATTGGGGTAAAAATACGGTTGAAGCGGGGGCTGAAAGGGGTAAAATGTTGGTTGGGTGGCCCATTAGTAAAGGTGATGGTACCGTTGGGCAGGGGCCATTTCACACCGGAAATCGACCCACGCACCGGTCACTGAGCCCCGAAAAACCCCCGGCCCACCCCACTCAGTAAACGCCATATCCAGAAAACCTAATGATATTAACTACTTACATCATTACGAAAAGAACACCGCCCCGGGTCCACAATCGTCTACCCAGGAACACCCTGAGGAAATGCCTATGATTATGATGATTTGCTCTGTATGCGGGATCGGTTACACAGAAGCAGGCTTCGCTATAGCTAAGAAAGAAAACTGCTGGCTGTGCGGCAACGGCTGGTTCTACTCGAATAACCCCCGGAACCGGGAAACCATGCGAAAGAGGCTGGCCGAAGAGGCCCGGCCTATCCCGGAATACCTTCTTTAAGGAGACCCGATGTCTAAAATATCCTATAAAGGTAAAATCAAACCCGGGAAGACCCCGAAAGAGGATAAGTTTATACTAACCTTCGAAATAACCCGGGATAAGTGGCCAGTCCCTAAAGGAGAAGGCCTTCACATAACAGGGATCGGCTTTCTTTTCGCTCCTGAGTGGGGGAATACCGTATTTGACTTGACTATTAATCGACGATAATCCACAACTATGGCACGGTTTATCATTTTTCCAAGTGGGATGAACACCCCATATTAGTGTCATAAATTGGTGGTCTGGTGGGATGCCGTCCCACGACCCCGTTAAATAGTGATAACGTTTTTGGTAAGTTACTGAATGATATCAGGAGGTTAAGGGGGTAATCAAAAGGCAACCACCTGATATTATTCAGGCATATCCGATTAATTTTATGGGGGTGTTTCGGATACGTGTAACCACCTGATTTGATTCAGACATATCCGAAGTACCCGTATTCGGATAAATTCGGATATGTTGATACGGCCCTCAACCACCGTCGTTTCCCACCGGTCATATCCGAAACCCATACGTCCGCGGGATTTTTTTCGATTTTTTTTTTTTTTACGTTTTAAAATATGGGGTTGACCGGATATGTTTAACAGTATCCATTAATCAAATCAGGTACTTACATGGTATCCGAATGAAAACGTAATATGATAATGGTGCGACCAGGGGCCATTAGCTTGTGGTAACCCCCTGATATCATTCCATATCCGCATATGGTAGGGTACCACAACACAGAAAGGTAGGTTAGAACAGGGAGATACCGAATTAGCTTTCCATTTATGGTATCCGAAGTAATCATTACTGGCATGGGAAAATACCATCTTGACAACGAACTTGTAATAATAACAGGGGTTTATAACCCACCCCCACCTTAAGTGTGGGATATTATTATATATTTTCGACGGACCTATTACGAGGCCAAAGACGAAGGATGAATGAAAAAATAGAACAACAGCTTTGTGCACATGCGCGTGTAATAATCCCTGACCACAAACGCCCTGATTAGTTGTGATCAGGCCCCATCTGTTCGGCCGGAAGGAGCCGGGCCGGTTCCGGTGGGGTAATCCATCCGGGTTAATGGCCCGGGTTGACTGACAGTGGTCGGGTAGACCCGGGGGTGGGTGCAGTTATTCAGGGGAGAAGCCGGGTTGGCCCGGGTAGCTTTGGGAAGATCCGGGGTGGACCGG